CTTCGAGTTGCCGACGATATAAACGCCGCACACGGTCCTCTTTTGCATTATTGGAGCGGCGTTCGTCTTGAGTCATGCTTGATACGACCTTTTCCAAGATCTTAACTGGTAGAAAGGCTTCTAGCCCCTATTGAAGGGGGGCAGGGGTCAAGAATCTGTGTAATGTGGCATTTATGAGCCAAAAAACCGCACCAATAGAGCTTCGATGGGCTCAAGGCCAAGTATTTTCGTGCGAAAAACGCTTTCGAGTTCTTGTAGCGGGTCGTCGTTTCGGCAAATCGTATTTATCTTGCGTTGAATTATTGCGTGGAGCGATCAATCGTCCTGGGGAGACGTTTTTTTATTGTGCTCCGACGTATCGGATGGCAAAGGATATTGCATGGCGAGCATTAAAGAAGCTTGTGCCACAAGTTTGGATCAAGAGTAAGAACGAAACCGACCTGCGCCTTGAGTTGATTAATGGCTCAACGATCGAGTTAAAGGGAACAGAGAATGCAATGGCTCTAAGGGGCCGCAGTTTATCTGGCGTAGTTTTAGATGAGGCTGCCTTTATGAGTTCGGACGTATGGTTTGAGGTGATTCGGCCTGCTTTAGCGGATAAGGAGGGGTGGGCGTTATTTATTTCAACGCCGGATGGGACAGCTAGTTGGTTTTATGACTTGTGGTGTTATGTGCCGGAAGACGCGACGGGGTTATGGGAAAGATGGAGTTATACGACGATTGACGGCGGGAATGTAAGTAAGCATGAAGTTGAGGCAGCCCGGGCCCAACTTGACACAAGGACATTCCGTCAAGAATTTGAGGCGAGCTTCGAGAATCTGACGGGCCTTGTTGCCATCAGCTTTAGTGATGAGAACATCTCTCAAGAAGCGCGAGATATAAGTATCCAGCCATTGTTGCTTGGGGTTGATTTTAACGTCGATCCAATGAGCGGCATTTGCGCGGTCAAAGATGGCGAGACGTTATATGTATTTGACGAGATTATGTTGACTGGCGGTGCAACAACCTGGGATTTTGCGGAGGAGGTTACACGTAGATACGGTGTGGATCGAAGGATTATTGCGTGTCCAGACCCTACGGGCGGAGCACGAAAGACAAGTGGGGTAGGCGTAACGGACCATGCAATTTTGCGGCGCAGTGGCTTTACGGTTCAAACCCCAAGGGCACCATGGAAGATCCGCGACAAAATCACAGCAGTCAACACTGCATTAATGGATGCGTCTGGGACGCGAAGGACGGTAGTGCATCCAAGGTGTAAACACCTGATCAAATCGTTGCGAACATTGACTTATGCACCTGGGACGGGCCTCCCAAATAAGAATTTAGGAGTTGACCACGCCTTTGATGCGTTCGGTTATTTAGTTTTACAACAGTTTAATTTGGCCAAGCCGGAGACGATGGGCGCTACGTCCTATCGGTTGTATTAAGCAGGCTCTGGATGCGGCAATGTCACTCTGACTTGATCGCCAGTACCGGCCCAAGACAGACATGAACCAATGTTTATTTCTGGCGCCTGTGCGGTGTACCAGCGAAAATCACAGCTGGTGCAGTGCCTACGGCGCACCTTCTCGTAAGGCCCCTCAACAGTCGTCTTCGTCGTAACGACACGCACCCTGAACGACCCGCATTTTGGACACTTCAATGTGGTTGTTTGCTGGTACGAAGGACTAGACTAGGTCAAAGTGAAGCTTCGTCATGCCCCAAGGCCCCGGAACTTACGGCACAAAAAAGGGTCGTCCCCTCAAGAAGAAAAAGGGCATGAAAAAGGGTTCTAAAAAAATGCGTTGTTCTTGTGGCGACTAGAAACGAGCCCACAAATAAGGCGCTTTATAGCCGTGTCAAAGCGGCTGCCAAGCGTAAGTTCGCTGTATATCCCAGCGCCTATGCCAATGCTTGGCTGGTGCGGGAATATAAGAAGCGTGGCGGCACCTATCGCAAAGTGAGTGATGGCGGAACGAAAAAAACCAAAAAAACCAAGTAAGGCCAGCAAGCCCAAGGGTGGGCTCAGTCGTTGGTTTGACGAGAAATGGGTCGATGTAAAGACCGGAAAGCCTTGTGGGCGCTCCAAAGGGGAAGACAGAGCATATCCAGCGTGTCGACCATCAAAGCGCGTGTCTGCTAAGACACCAAAGACAATAGGCGAGATGACAGCTGCAGAAAAAGCCCGGTTTAAGCGTGAAAAAACCGGTTCAAAGAAGATAAGCTATCAGCACAAACGCCGTAAGCCTAAAGGTAAAAGTTAATGGCTGACATTGGCACCAGTAACATTGACCGCTTTACAAATACGGTCGAGTATACCGGCAACGTCATGACTTCAGTTAATGACTGGTTTCAAGTCCATGCACATTCTAGTGAATACTCTTTTGCTGCAACTGTTACCAGCTCTGGTAATTTTCAACTTGCATTAGAAGCAAATTTTAACGGCAACGGCAACTGGTTTACGATTGACGTTAGTAAAACCATTAACGAAGCTGGACAATATGTTTATTTCTATACTGGCAAAGCCGCTACGCTGATTCGGATGCGAATTGCGTCCATTGCATCTGGCACGGTTTCCTTTACACCGCACATTGTTGTTGCTTATCATGGCTGAAAAGAAAAAGCGTAAAAAGGGGCCAAATCTTAGTGTTGGTCGTGGTGAAAAACTTCCAGTAAGCAAAGGTGCAGGGCTGACTGCAAAAGGCAGAGCTAAGTACAACAAAGAAACCGGTTCAAATTTAAAAGCACCTGTCACCGGCAAGCCTAAAACCAAAGAAGAAGCAGCACGTAAGAAATCTTTTTGTGCTCGCAGCAAAAGTTGGACTGGCGAACGAGGCAAAGCTGCTCGAAGGAGATGGGGTTGCAACAACTAATCAGCGGTTAAAATAATGACATGACTTACTCCGTCCCAGGGCTCGTTCGGACCCATTTGGTCAGCAGCTCCTATATGGGGAGTGTTGACAGCCCATTTGTCCGAACGCGGGCAGTGATTGACCAGATGAAAGGCTGGGAAATCATGAAAGCTGTGGTCTCCGGTACTGAGTATTTACGTGATAACAGCGAAGCATTTCTGCCATTAGAGCCCCGCGAAGATTATTCCGCATATCTAGCGCGTGTAAATCGTGCTGTATTTACGCCTTATACCCAACGTTTGATTCGAGCGGCAGCGGGTTTGATCTTGCGAAAGCCAATCAGCATTGTTGGTGATCCATATTGGACAGAAGTTTTTAATAAAGACGTTGATGGCTGCGGTTCAGATTTGGACGAGTATGCACGTCGTCTAGTTGGTTGTGCATTGACCTATGGCCATTGTCATACATTGGTTGATTTTCCCGCTCCAACAGAAGCCCGAAGCCTTGCAGAAGAACGCGCATTAAATCGTCGTCCATATTGGATTGAGGTTGATCCAACCAAAGTGTATGGCTGGCGTTTGGATCGTGAATCAAATTACGGCAACCTGACGCAAGTGCGTATTGGCGAAAAAGCCGTTGTTCCAGACGGTGAGTTCGGGGAGAAAGTTTATGACCAAATTCGTGTCATTGAGCCAGGTCGTTATCGCGTCTATCGGCAAGAAGAGCAGAAGAAAGCGATGCAAGGGAACTTTCCATATCCCTCTTCGTTTGACCAATCAGACGCTACAGCGGAGTATGAGCTTGTTGAGTCTGGGCCGTATTCACTTGATCAAGTTCCCTTGGTCACGATCTATGCGAACAAGACGGACACGCTGACAAGTCGTCCACCATTGCTAGATATTGCTCATCTCAATCTTGCTCATTTCCAGCGTCAAGCTGATTTGATTCATAGCTTGCATATCGCATCACAACCGATGCTGGTGCTTGAGGGTTGGGACGATCAAACTAAGGATATGGCGGTCAGTGTGAACTATGCGATGGCGACACAGCCGGGAAACAAGGTCTATTACGTGGAGCCTGCCGCTAGTGCTTTTGAAGCGCAATCTGCGGAGATCCAAGAGTTACAGCAACAAATGGCGACGTTGGGCATCAGCACGCTTAGCCAACAAAAATTCGTAGCTGAATCAGCCGACGCACGACGCCTAGACCGTATCGACACAAATTCAATGCTGTCGATGGTTTCTATGACAAGTCCTCCCTCGTCAGCTTCCATACG